TAAAAGCTTCTATAGCTGACTTCCTAAACAGAGATGACCTCACAGCAGTAATACCTGATTTTATTACATTGGCTGAGGCACAAATTAACAGAGACATTAGACACTACAAGATGGAAGCTAGGTCTAGTGGACAACAATCTAGTGGTGATGAGTACATGCAAGTACCTTCAGACTGGATAGAAACAATACGATTACATCTTACAGGCACAGGCACTACAGTTGTTAACCTTGTCTCTAGAGATGCTATGGCGGACAAGAGAGCCGCTAACGAGAATGCTACAGGCACACCTCGTATGTACACACACGCAGATGGACAATTTCAATTGTACCCAACTCCGAGTAATGACACAGATTTTGAGTTGCTTTACTATCAGAAAGTACCATCCCTTAGTAGTAACTCAGATAACTGGCTTTTGCTAGAAGCACCTGATGTATATCTCTACGGAGCGTTATTACACTCAGCACCTTACTTAGCAGAAGACCAAAGGGTAGCAGTTTGGGCGCAGATGTATTCTGCCGCAGTTGCTAGATTAAATGAATATTCTGACCAAGCTCGTTATAGTGGGTCAGGATTAACACTTAAAGTGAGAGGATTAGTATGAGTTTTACAAACTATTTAGAAACAGAAATTCTAGACCACGTATTTGCAGGTGCGGCTTACACAGCTCCATCAACTAAATACTTAGCGTTATTTACAGGCGCTCCGGGTGAAACTGGTGGTGGTACGGAAGTGAGTGGTGGTGGGTATGCACGTCAAACAGTTGCATTTACAACATCAGGTAACACTACGTCTAATAATGCGGCAGTAGAATATCCTACAGCGACAGCTAACTATGGAACAGTAACACATGTTGCAGTTTTTGATGCTTCTACATCAGGAAACATGATGGCTTATGCGGCTCTATCGTCAAATAAGACTATTGAAACTGGTGACGTGTTTCGTGTGCCATCAGGTGACTTAGATATTACACTTAACTAATTAAGTAAATGGCTTTTGAGTATGGTGAATCGTATTACGGTTTACGTACATTTGGCTCAAGCGTAGGTGAAGTTCAGGATGCATCAGCTACAGTAACTGCTACGTCAGGTGCTAATGGTGTTAACTGGATAGTTAACTTAGGTAGTGGTGTAATAACACTTACTGCTACATCAAGCTCGACTTGTAGTGGTGAAGTAGTCATCATTGAAGAAACCGATTCTAGAAACTATGGTGACTGGAATTATGGTGTTGGTGTCTTTAATGGTGGAGCAGATGATTTACAAACAGTAGTCACAGCAACGTCAAGTGCAACAGCAGATAGTAAGCGTGTAAGAATAGCAACTGCTAGTACAACTGCTAACTCAGGTTTAACAGTTGGTGTTAGACGTGTACCTGAAGGCTCTGCTATTATTAATGGAGCTTCACAGACTACAGTTACAACTACTGGTAATGGTGCAAGAGTAAGAATTGCTACTGCAACATCAACAACTACATCTAGCATAACTGAAAGTGTGATGCGTGTTCGCACAAGTCCACAGACAGCTAACGCTGTAGCTACAACTAGTGCTGTTGGTGTGTTTGCTATTAGTGCATCAGCGACTATTAGTAGTGCATCAACAACTGCGGCTATATGTAATCGTGTTAGATTTGGCTCAGGTGTACCAACAGCAGTAGCTAGTATTACCGTACTCGGATTTGCTACAAGAGGTGGAATTGCATCAACGGGAAGCACTCATACAAACGAGGTAACTGTTGCTAGTGTGAGTGGCTCTAACAAATACTTTATTAATGGTGTTCAGCAAGAAACAATACAACTTGTTGAAGGTAACACCTATGTATTCAATTACCCATCAGCACATCCATTAAGATTTTCAGACACAGCAGATGGTACACATGCAAGTGGAACAGAATACACAACAGGTGTAACTCACAACTCGTCAACGCAATCAACTATTGTTGTAACAGGTGGTACACCTAATTTTGTTGTAGCAGATGGCACACCTAATTTGTATTATTATTGTCAATATCATTCAGGAATGGGTGGTTCAGCACCAACACCAAATAATGCTAACACTTCAAGTGCAGTTGGTGACTCCGAGCAAATATTTCAAGGACATGCAGTTACACAACCTACATCAAGTATTACAGCAACATGCAATAGAGTACAACGTGTCGGTGGTATAGTATCATCAACATCAGGTGTAGCTACAATAGGTAGAGAGAAGTGGGAAACAATTATTAATAACACAGTCACATGGACAGAGATAGCGGCATAAGATTATGGCATTAATACCTTTAGACATACCACCGGGTCAATATAGAAATGGCACAGATTTTCAATCGTCTAATAGATGGAGAGATGCAAGTTTAGTTAGATGGCACGATGGTTCTATGCGACCAGTTGGTGGATGGACAACTAGAAAAGCTAGTGCATTCGCATCAGCACCTAGAGCAATGCTTTCATGGCTTGATAACTCAAGTGACTCATATTTATCAGGTGGCACTTATAACAAATTATATTATGTAAACCCTTCACACACAGTTTATGACATAACACCATCAGGATTAACATCAGGTAATTTGAATGCATCGCTTAATCTTGGTTATGGTGGTGGATTTTATGGGCATAGTAATTGGGGTAATGCACCAACAAGCTCAGGTATATATCAAGAAGCTACAACATGGTCACTAGACACATGGGGTGAATACCTTATGGCTTGTTCATCTAAGGATGGCAAGATATACGAATGGCAACTTAACACAGGAGTTGTGGCACAAGTAGTAGCCAATGCTCCAGTTAATAACAAAGGTTTAGTAGTTACAGAAGAAAGATTTGTATTTGCACTTGGTGCAGGTGGTAATCCTCGTAAAGTACAATGGTGTGACCAAGAAAATAATACATCATGGACACCTAGTGCTACAAACCAAGCAGGTGACTTTGAATTACAGACTGTTGGTCAAATCATGTTAGGTTTACGTATGAGAGGTAGAACCCTTATCCTAACTGACAATGATGCACACGTTGCTAGTTATTCAGGCGCACCATTTGTCTATGGGTTTGAAAGAGTAGGTACAGCTTGTGGTGTTGCATCAAGACGTGGTGCTGTAGCTATTGATGAAGGAGCTTTTTGGATGGGTCGTAAAGGTTTTTTCCAGTTTGATGGCTCAGTAGCTAGTGAAATGCCATGTGAAGTGTCTGATTATGTTTTTGATGACATGAACGATGCACAAATAAGCAAAGTTTACGCTGTACATAACTCACAACATGGTGAAATATGGTGGTTTTATCCATCTAGTAGCTCAAACGAAAACGATAGATATGTTGCACTTGACTATAAAGAAGGACATTGGTCTACTGGTGAATTAGATAGAACAGCAGGAGTTGACCAAGGTGTATTTAGCAATCCTATATGGGCAGATGCTAGTGGCAATCTTTACAATCAAGAGACAGGTTACACACATACAGGGTCAACAAAACCATATGCTGAGTCAGGCTCTATAAGTCTTGGTAATGGTGACAGCATTATGAAAGTAACACAGCTTATACCTGATGAAAAAACACAAGGACAAGTAGAAGTTACATTTAAGACACGTTTTTATCCTAATGATAGTGAGACATCACATGGAGCATTTACTCTTGGTAATCCAACAGATGTTCGCTTTCAGGGTAGACAAGTACGTATAAAAGTACAAGGCACAGGTAATGAAAACTGGAGGTCAGGAATAATGCGTATAGAAGCTAATGCAGGAGGTAGACGATGAGTGTACAGACACCTCCACCACCATTAGGCAAAGATTGGAAGCCATGGGGTGAACGATTAAATACTTTTATAACGACTACTAGAAACAAATTACAATTTTATAATTCAGATAGTAAAGCTACACAAGATGGGATTATTATGTGGGATGAGGCTCAGGACTGTCCTGTAGTTTCTAAAAATGGAGCATGGATTAGGATAAAATTAGACCCATGAATATACAAGAACAGTTAATGAATGGTAAAGACTGGATAGAGTCAGCACTTAAAAAAGGTGGTGAAACGCATGACTTTAAAGACATTGTAGATGGTGTGTTAAGTGGACACATGCAACTATGGATGGGTGCAAACGGATGTGCAGTTACTGAGATAATAGTGTATCCTAATAAAAAAGTGCTACACGTATTCTTAGCAGGTGGTGATAAAGGTTACGGAATTAAACAGATTACAGACATGCATGATGATGCAATGGCATGGGGTAAACAACAAGGCTGTGATGGCATGACAGTAGCAGGACGAAAAGGTTGGAAAAAAGTCTTGCAGTCAAGAGGTTGGTCAGAACAGTTCACAACATTATTGAAGGAGTTTTGACATGAGTGGTGGTGGTGGAAAAGGTGGAAGCAAGACAACAGAGACAACGATTCCTGCTTGGATTCGTG